ATAATTTTTTTCTCTATTAATATTAAATGCCCAAATTTACTGCCGATAAGTTCAATACTCTTCTCGCCAGACAATTAAATATGAAAGTTGAATTGAAAGATATGAAAGCTCACGAAACTATTGTTAATGATGGAACTTTTAAAAAACAAATAAAAAAAGAAGAAGAAAAAAAAAAGATAAAGAATATTGAAGAAATATTCGATAAAGGTAAGAAGAAGTCTAAATAGTTTTCTTTCTTTGAGCTGGAAGTCTGATAGTTTTTTCTCCTGATGAATATGTAGGTTGTGTTACAACACTCAATCCACCATTTTCATTGAATTCATCTACTTCTGTTCTTCCTTTTGAAAATGTCTTAATCTTTTTAGCAATACCTAATTGTTTTAATTGTTTAGCATTTGTTTCATCATCTTTAAATTTCAGCAAAGCTCTTAATTCAGTTAATCCAGTTTTATTTACAGTAACAGTATTTGGAACATCCAACCATTTGGAAAACCAATCTGGAATTGTAAATTCTTTTTGTTGTAATGAAGCAGGTATTTCCAACTTACCAAGTTCTCTTAAATATTCTTGACTTAACAATGAAATGTCTTCATCCATCATTACTTCTTTACCAAACTGTTTTGTGTAACCAGTAATATATCCTGATGTATATTCTACATTACTTTCTCCTACTTTATTCCAAGCTAATACTCTGTTACTAAAATCTGCGTTTTCAAATCCTAAATAATTATTCATTTCAAATTCAGTTAAATCCATATCTAAATCATCATCATCATTTAGTTTCAATCCACTTGCTTCTATTTCTTTTCTAATTATTGGAATATTTCTATCACCATCAAATGTTGGAAATGTATAACTTCTGGTATCAGGAACTTTTGTATATTCTTTCTCTGTAAATTGACTACCATCTACTGTAAACATTGGAAACTCTGTATTTATATCATAAGCATATTTATCCTCTTGTAACTCTGTTAATGTTTGTTCTACACCTAAAATCATTCTTGCGTTGTTCATTCTTTCCATAGTTACTGGATAACGAGCATACTTACCTTCTGATACAAAATTTTGTACAAAAGCAATAAATGCGTCTGGACTACCAATTCGTGATAATCCATCTATCCAAACTAAGGAAAGTATTGAAGTAAATAAAAAACCATATGCTCTATCTTTAATATAGATACCATACAATGCCCAGAACCACCACCAAGCTCGGTCATATGCTCCATACATATCCCATCTTATAGCAGTATCAACACCATCCCATCCATTCATTATTTCTTCTGTTGTTTCTTTCTTTTGTAAAGGTTTATCCTTTGTAGAGAGTTTAGGTGCTTTTTTTAAATTTTCTAAATAATTTGGAGGTAGGATTTGTGAAACTTTCGGAGGTGACGGAAGTGACGCAGGTGACGACTTTTTAGAAACTTTTTTCGCTGGTTCAGATTTTTTCCCAAACGGTTTTATATCTTTAAATCTTTCACTAAACTTCAACATAATTTCAATAAGTTGAGGTTTAGAAAATTTAGCAATATTTGTAATGTTAGATGAGGCGATAACTTTTTTCAGTTCATCTCTTGGATAAGTAAGTAATACTTTTCTTAACGTTTCCTTATCAGACATATAACATTACTAAATAAAAAAAATTTACACAATTAATCAAAATCCACAACAATCCTTTTGAACCGTTGTATAGGTGGATTTAACTTTTCGATTTCGTGTATAACATCGTGCTTCTTATTCTTGTTGACCTTCATATAATAATTGTAAACACTACTACGTGATATTTTAAAGATTTCCTGTATGTCGTCTACTGTTCTAAATAATTTTTCAGTACGACCTTCGAAATAATCTTGATATATAACTTTGTAGTGGTATGTATTTTGATTTTTTGAATTTCTGGAACGTCCCATAATAAGTAAGTTGTTCGTTTTATTTTTAAGTAGCGAAATTAATTTTGGATTTTAATCGTCAAGGAATAACTGTTCTTCATATAATCCCATTGCTTTGAGTTTATCAATCACCCCATCACGGTTAAATATCATATACTGACCCTTGTTTGTTTTGATTTTGTTGAATAATTGTGTCGCACTCATCTCATTATCAAAGTCTTGTTTCTTGATAGGAATATAACGAATACTTTGACAGTATGCTTCATAGTGTTGAAACATATCACGACACGACATTTTACTGTTGTGTTTGTATTTCTCGAATACATACTCACTATTGAATAGGTGTTCAATGAATAACCAAGTTGTAGGAATAGAACTTTCAAGACACCGTTTGTAATACTTAGTCTTTGGAAACTCTTTCCATACCTTGTTCTTGATATCTCTTTTCATCAGGTCATTATACCAAAGTTTGAGTGCTTTGTTGTTGAGGAATGCTGGAACAGTTTTGGTAATGATATCATCTTTTGCTGGATGAGCACATTCAAATGCTACGAACCTACGATTGGTATCACTGATTTTCATAACAGCTTCATTGTTAGTTGTGAGCCAGTATCTTGTATAATCTTTCAATACCATATCAGATATATACTTCTCTTTACAAGTCATTCTCTCACTGGTAATTCTGTTCTTCAATCTTTCATAGATTGGTGCGGTTGCCTTACCTTCACCCTCATCAATATTGATAAGTAATCTGTTCTTACCGATTGCGTTGAAGTTGTGAAACAAATCACTTTCAGGACTACCAGTTTCATAGTAATACTTTTCACCTATCATAGTACCCACTGCGTTAGTCAGTAAATTTTTACCGACACCTTCACCACCCTTGTTTATCAACATAGTCTGTGACTTTACATCAGGGTGAATAAAGAATTGTGCGACCCAGTCTTGAAGATAATTTTCACAATCATCAACAAGGTCACTTCCATCATCAACGATGAAACGAATGTGAGATTTGATAATCTCATAATCCTGATAATCCTTGTCGGTGAAATCATCAGGAATAGTAGTAATGAAGAAACCTGTGAATAGGTTGTAGATATCACTTGGAACAGTATTCAAATTAGGATGAAAGTCCAGTCTATCAACAATCCGTTTCTCAGGGTCTAACAAGTAGTTGAATATAAATCTTTTAGGGTTCTTACCCTCTCCGAAAATGTCAAAGGTTCTTGACCCAGCTTCTTTCCAGTCCTCAAACATAGAAACTAATGAACTGCGATTTACGAGATAATACCCATCTTGTTGTGTTTCAAGTAAGAATTTATCTACTTGAATAACTTTGTGAACTCCGTATTGGTCTTCAAACCTATCACGGTAGTATAGATATTCTTTCTTATCATCTTCACAGTTGGCTTGTTTGAAATTCTCAATGTATTCTTTTGGTATATCGAGTAAGTCATCCATTGGTTTGAGAGCCATTTTTATCCCAAACTTTTCTGCGACATCATCAATAATCTTTTGAATATTCTCAACCTCGTGGAACTTCTCCACATAGAAACCATCGTGAAGGTCTGCGAAACACTTGATATGATTTTTCTCAAAGTATTCCATAATCTTACTGAGGTTGTCCCATTCCCATTTGTGATAGAGATATGCGAGGAACTTACCCTTACCGTTTGGTAACTTCTTCTTCTCTTCATACACAGGGTCACCCTTGTATTTCTTGGCGAGTTTAATAAGGAAGTCATCTTGTGCTTTGAATAATCTTTTTGTATAAAACTGTTTTGCTGTGTGTCGGTCACAGTTGTTCTGTTTCATATAGTGAGAGAGTAACTCCTCTCGATTATCACAATAACGATTGACTGCTGGAATATCCATATCGTGGAATTTTAGTAGGGCTCTGACCCAAGTCCAAGAAGCGTTCATCATATCAATATCATAGTAGAACTGATAAGATAAAGTATTTCTTGTTTTTCTTGAAAACATACACAATCCTCTTTCACATACATTACGACCGTCAAGAGTATCACCCCCCTGATGATATAAGGGGGTAAAATTCCATCCTTGTCTGGCTCTGAATAATCTTTCTAAGGCTATAACATCATAATCTTGTAATTGGTCTTTATAATCTCTGAGTAATTTTTTTGCGAGAGGAACGTTAAAAGTTTCGGTTCTGCGTTGTTTAGTCATTTTATAAATATAATGTGTATCCTTATTTTTAAATGGAAAAAAAAATTCAACTTTTTTTTTTGAGGAAAATTACATATAAAGATATACATTAACCAAGTTGGTGAAAATTCAAAATTTACACAAACTGGGCTCAAAATACTTTTTTAAAAACCGTCACTTTCGTCACTTTCGTCACTTTTATAATAATCCTTCTTTACTTGCTTTTTTAACTTGTTGGTCAACATTTTGAAGGACACCTTGTTCTGCGATTTGAACATCAGCATCAGCAAGCATAATAGTAGGTTTATCAGCTGGTTTTGTAATCTTTAATAAGATTGTTGAATTAGGTTGTAATGAAACATCAGTTAAATCTGGATTTACAACATTAACATTAACATAATTTACAGATTTTGGATTTGATAATTTATGAGTAATAAAATTTCTATCAGCAATAAAATCCTGATTTGATAATGAACTTTTAGGTATCATATCAAGAATACCTAATTCACTTGATTTACCTGCTTCATCATCTTGATTTATAATATCAGATAATACAAGCATATATCCATCAGTTGATAATACAGGAAGATTATCAGCAAGTAATTCATCACCAGTGGTTTGAACTGGTATCATAGTACAAAAATCATATTCACTTCCTTCATATGAAGCAACGGCTCCTTGTTGTTTTACTTCTGGAATAGCAGGTGGCCCAGTAGCTGCGGCTTGTAATACTTTATTTACATTATTATTAAAACTTACATTAGCGATACTTACATCACTTAAACTGAAAACTTGTGCGTCTGGTAAATCTGGTAGTTCTCTGAATTGGTCACCAGTTGGCCCACTCGTTCCACCGACCTTTCCATATGAATTGTAAAGTGTCGAAACAAAAGGTGCTAAACTTGTATCTACCTTTGCCCCAGTTGTTACACCAGTTAAACTTTCATTAGTTCCAAAGAAATTTTGTGATGTATATTTTGTTGGGTCAGCCATTTGTTCATAACTAAATCCCAATCTACTCCACATAGTTGTGCTCCAAGCTGTTTTAGCTAATTTATCATTACTGAAAAAATCTCTGAATGTTCTGAAATCATCTGTATGTAATGTAGGAGCTTTTGTATTGTCTGGTGTTACAGGATTAGGAACATCACGTTGTTCAAGAGCAGTTTCATATGCCCAGTTAAAAACAAGAATACCAGAAGTTCTCATCATATAACTTTCAAGAGCATTTTGAATTCTTCTTACTTGTTCCTGTGTATAATCAGCAGCAGGAGAACTTGAAGGAATATGGTAAGGATATGTTTTATTCCAGACATCAGCATATTGACTGTTTCCATCATATTGAGTTTTACCTTGTGCGTAGTAATTAGGTAATCTTTTAAGGAATACACATTCTTGACCAGGATTTGATAATGCGTTACCTCTTTTATCGTGAGATGGAATTCTTTTTGGTTCGTGTAAATGTTGAAATCTATATCCACTTCTATCGCCATCATAATCAAGTTTTAAGGATGTAGTTCCGACTTGTGTTCCAAGTTGAAATAAATCATAGTTCTGATATTGGGTGGCTTGGTCAAATGTTCCAGTACCAGCATTTGTTTCAAATATCATTCCAAATCTTGGATTTGCTACATTAGCATCTCCTGGTGGAATTGGGCCGAATACTTTTTCAAATTTACTTGTATCAGTAGGGTCAAGAGGAGTTCCAGCAGCATTAGTTCCATATAAAGCATTTTTAGCAACATAAAATAAATCAGTCATATGAAATGGTTTTATAGCAACAACCGCTGGAACTGTATCATCAGATACTTCCAAAGCTCCAAAACGTGGTAAATTATTCATCATATCTAAATTAGCTTGAACTAATCTGGTATCAGGCTGTCCACCAGGAGGAGGGCCATTAGAATTCCATAAAGGATTTACAATTGGTTCATCACCACCTAAATTTTCCTGCCAACCTTGTGGTAAAGTTTGAACAAATCTTAAAGTTGTATTATTTGATACCGTACCTCTATTTGTATTGTTTCTTCTTCTTTCTTCATATCCACTTTCCTGTGTATTTTCAGGATTTTTAATTCTATTTATTTGGTCAGTAATTAACTGTCCAAGTGAAGTAACAGTATAAATACCTTTTGGAATTTTGATATTCGCTTTACCAACTAATGGAACAAGGAAATGTTGAGCAAGAGTAGGGTCATATTCATCAAGGTTTGCTTTTATAACACCACAAAGAGGTAAAATGTTTTCAGTATGTCCAAAATAATCTGAATTAATTACTCCTAAATCATCTGCTGGATTAATTTTATCAGGATTGAATGTCGCTCTGGTATCAACTAATACATTGTAATCTGTAATTTTTGTAGGGTCACCTACTTCTGTCGCAGGAACTAAATAAGAAGTATCTACGGAATAATAGTTAAATAGTATAGTTTCGGAAAAATCTTCATTGAATTCTATACTTTGTCCAGTGATACCCTGTTTATTTATAAGAGAATTCTGAACTTGTATAGTAGAACCAGCAGGAATATTTAAATCATCTACTTTAACTTTCCATCTATTATTTGTTTGATTTCTTTCAACAGCATTAGCACAATTTAAGTCAATATACTTGGTAGCCATTTATACTTTTATAAGATATTATTTTTTATATTTTTCCCAGATTGCTTTATCAACACGACGAGCAGGGCCGCCCATTATCACAGAAGCCAATCGAGCTCTCGCCCAACTTTCCGCTGTCTGATTAGGTCTTGAACCAGCAGAATAATATGCTCCACGACCTTTACTTAAAATTTGGTCTATACCTGCTTTTGAAATAATGTTTTTAGATATAAATGATGTATTACTTATTTTGGTATTGTATTTTTTCTCAAATCTCTCTGCGTGACTACTTCTTTTACTCTGGAAAGATTTTACTTTGGGTCTTGGCTTACCTTTTTTGATACTTTCTATTTGTTTCTTTCTATCTTCTTTTGATAAAGATTTAGGAACATACTCCTTGTTAACTTTACGACCGCCGATATCAACTTTTGGTTTGGGCATATAATATTACTTAATAAATTTATTTGTTCAAATTTATTTCTAAATACAAGGTATATGAACTTCAATCTAATCAGTCCTACAACAAATGGAAATGATTACACTATTAACTTCAAAGACCCTATTAATATACCTGCGAATAGTAAATTATCTTTAAACTGGGTTGAATTAAAAAGAGATGAAGAGATTGTTCTGGAAGATGACCAAAAGATTAGTTTAGCATCAGGATTTATGAGTACTCTTGGATTTGGTTTAGGTGATATGTTACCTACAAAAATACCTGCTACATCAGCAGATAATCTATTTGATGCGAGTGCTATAATAAAAAAAGGTAAATATACTTTTCCTGATTTACAGTTAGAAATAGAAGCAAAAGTTTCTGATGCTATCATAACAGCTAATAAATTTAGAAGAGTAGATAATAATGATAATATTCAGGGTTATCAACCACTTGGTGTTGATGGTCTAAATCAAACTGATGCTACACAAGCATTAAGAAATGATGGAATTTTAGGTTTATGTCTTCAAACAATTAATTATAGAGCACCTACTATTGATACAGGAAACTCACACGATGCTGCTACTACAACTTCTGGTGGAGCAACTGTCGCTTATACCACAGCGAATAATACTGGTCAGTTTGATAATTACGCTAACTTTTTTGAACACTTTGATTTTTACAGAGATAACTGTCCAAAAGATGAAAATATTATGAACTCTTTTGCGAGATTTAGAAGTATCAACAGAATTGACCAACAGACTGGTAAAATATTTTTTGGTGTATCTGGACTTGAATATACAGATGGTTTTGGAACTCCTCCTACCAGAACAAATGGTAATAATCCTCCTGTAACTCATAACGGTGTTCCTGCGTGTTTCATAGGTATTGAATGTGGAGATGCGGGTGGTGATATTGTTATTAGTATTGCTAAAAGTGCTACACAAGATATTCCAGAATGGACAAATCAAAATCAAGCAATTACTGGTATGAAAGTTGTTCAGAGATTACCAGTATCAACTACTGTTAATACTTCACAACCATATGATTTACTTTTTGGTATGGAAATTAATAATGCGAGAAGACCAGATGTTGATGTACCAGAAATTAGATGGAAAGTAGCAAGTTATCAGGGTGGAACATATAAAGAATTATATGATAGTAATTCCGCCAGAAGAAATTTACCTTTTGCTCTATGTGTTTGTACTGACGCAGCTATAACCTATGATAATGCTGACGCTATTAATTCACAAATTCCATTTGGTTTTCAGGTTTCTGCTACAAACCAAGATGAGGGTTGGGAAAGTGTAAAGTATGCTTTTATAGATAAAACTATGCCTAATCACGATACAAATCCAGCCAGTATAGCAAGAAGTTACACAGTAATGTTATCAGATGAATTAGCAGCTATTTATAATCAAATTCCTTCACCTATACCTAAACTTGCTTTATTACAACCAAATGCTTGTCAAGATGGTATTATAGAACAAGGACAAGCAATTATCGCAGATTTAGATATTAATTGGAGAGCAGCAAACTATTCTATATTTATTAACCTTCCAACTAATAATTATAAGAATGTCGCAAAACAAAGAGATGGTGGATTTAAGAAATCTATTTTAGCTAATATTCCATCTCCATTTACTACTGGAACAATATTCACAAATCAAGGTGGAGATAGCGGTAGTGTTGTATCAATATATCAACCATATCAACCTATTGTAAGTGATTTAAAGAATAATGATTTACAGACTAACAATTTATCTATTAAGATAGTAGATATGGATACAGAAGCTCCTGCTACTTCTATTTCAAGGTCTGTTATTAATTTTACAATATCTGACGGAAAGTGACAAAGTGACGAAAGTGACGGCTTTTTAAAAACTTTTTTTTTTTATTTTGTATAATTATATGGTTAAAGTTGGCGGATATGATTATTCAAAATCTACTAATCCAAGTAAAAAACTAATGGTTGTTGTTGAAAAAGGTGGAAAGAAAAAAACAATTCATTTCGGAGCAAGGTCAATGGGTCACTTTAAAGACCGCACTGGTATATGGAAAAGTAAAGACCACAATGACGCAACTCGAAGAAAGAGTTTTAGAGCGAGAATGGGTGGAGTATTAAAAAAAGATGGTAGTAAGGCGGTAAATGATGTATTTTCACCAGCTTATCACGCTTTAAGAATATTGTGGTAAAATTATTTTCTTGTAAAAAAGTATATGGTTTCCAGAGAAATTTTGAATTCACATCCAATATCTACTCTTAAAAAAGAGATTGGTAAAGTTAATATTAGAAATTACTCTAAATTAACAAAAACGCAACTTGTTGAATTAATGATGAAATATAAAGAAAGGTTCGGTCACATTAAAATGGCGGATAAAAAAGCACGAGCACCCAGAGCAGCAAAACCTAAAAAAGAAGAAAAACCTAAAATTCCTCAACCTCCACCAGCACCAGCAGCAAAAACAGGTTCAGCACCAAGTGGTAATTTAGGAGCAGATATAAAAAAAACCGCAAGACAGAAAGCACAAGATAGAACAGTTAAAAGAAGTAAAGCAATGAGAGCAGCAACAGCAGCCGCAAAGGAAGGGAGAGCAAGAACCGCACAGAGAAGTCAAGTCAGTGACTTTTTAGGACAGATAGGTGGAAGTGGTAAATCAGAAGCTGTTAAGAAAACTGCTGGTGAAAAATTAGAACTCGCAGGAGGTAAACCACCTAAGAAAAAAGCACCACCTAAGAAAAAAGCACCTGCTAAAAAGAAAGCAGGTAAAGCATCAAAGGATGACCCAAGTTTTGCGGCTTCTAAAAAGTTAACTGGTTTAACAAGGGAACAATTAAATAATTTAGACCCTGCTGAATTATTCGGTTTATTACCTAAAACAGCAAGAAAAACTGTTTTAGACCCTAAGACGACTGGTACTCAGGTAGCAAAGGCTGATTGGAGAGAAAGAAAAATGAAACAAAATGACGAACAAATGTTAAAGGCGTTAAAAGAATATTTCAAAGATACTGGAAATCCTTCACAATTTAATGATTTAAAAATACTTGATGGAAAATTATATGTAAATACAACTAAATATCACGGTGAAGGACACGGTGATAAAGTAAATTCTCAAACAGAAATAACACAATATAAAAAAGATGAGTGGACAAGATTAACTAATAAGTTCTTTGGAAGAGATGCTTCTAATGGTAATGGGATGTCCAGAAGAAGTCAGTTTAATATTTTAAAAGATTTGAAAGTAGGAGAAATAACTATGGCTAAAAAAGAAAAAGTCAAAGGAGCAGAAACTATACCTACCTTTATGAATATAGGAAAAAGTTATCTTCCTGGTGGAGTTACACCCAATGTAAGATATCAATATGGTGATTATCAAAAGAAAGGTAAAAAAGTGTTTGATGCTTTTGGTCAAAAAGACTGGACTTTTATTAAACCAGAAGATTATAGAAGATTTAGAATGGGTACAGAAAAGACAGATAATTTAAAAAGAAGAGCAGCTGCGAAAGAAATCGAGGTATATTCACAAGGAGAGGGAAGAGATAAATGGGATAGTAGAGTTATGGTTTATGATACCAAGAAAAAAGAATTTAGAGAATTTGATTTTTAATTACAAAAATTAATATCTTATCAAAAGGTATATGGTTACAAAGGAAATTTTAATGTCGCATCCTATTTCAACTTTAAGAAAAGAAGTTTCTAAAACTAATGTTAGAGGATACTCTAAACTCAAAAAGGCTGAAATAATAGATTTAATGATGAAGAACAAAGAAAAATTCGCACACATAAAAACCAGATTAAAACCTTCACGTAAATTAAAAAAATAATTATATAGTATGACCCCGACCAAAGTCTATAACCACTATTCATACTGGGAAAGATTTGTTTACTGGATACAAAGTTTTTTCGAATAGAATACTATATGTTCGATTATGTTCGATATGGTGATTTACCATATGAAATTCAAATTATGATTTTAAAAATGGGATTAGAGCATCCTATTGCTAAAATTATAAAAGATTGTAAGAAATCATTACCTAAACCAATTATACCTCCTGAGCAGGGTTTTATTGCTAATTATTTTATGTTTCAAATTAGTAATGGAGAAATTTTGGGATTATGTGAATACACAGAAGATTTACGTGACTGATATAAAACGTGACATAGATAGATTACATAAATTAACACATACATCAGATTTCGGTGATTTACTTGCTGATATAACTAATTTTCCTGTGATTGTTGAAAAGTTACTGGATAAGTATACATTACAAACAACAATTACAATAATGGATACAATAAGAGTTATATTCAAGTTTTATGGTTGTGACACACACTTTATGTGGAGATTTACAGATGAATACAATAATTTGATGGATTTGAAGATAAATAAAGCTTTATATTCAAAATTTTCATACATAGAAGTACGAAAACAAGTAGAGAGAGATTTAGATTACTATCTAACGAAAACGTGTTGTTTTACAGAATTTAGACAATTTCTAATTTTAGCATTGTTTTTTTTTGAATTTCCATTAAGGTTATCAAACTGGATAAAATTTAGATTAGAATTCGATGACTATGAAAACTTAACTGAATATGATGATTATCCTTTCTACATAGTAGTCCAAAAAACAGAACCATATTTTATATTTAATAAATACGAGGATGGAGCTTTTAAAGGACAACTTATAAGAAAAATAAAAAATCATAAAGTTCACAAGTTAATGGTTAAATACTGTATTAACCTTTCTATAAACAAATCACATTTCTTAACAAATAAAAGTGGTAAACCTATTACCGCTACTAATTTGTCGAATGGTATAACAAATTTTACAAGGGACTATTTTGGAAAATCCATATCTCTAAATAATTTGCGTATACAATATCAACAATACAAAAAAATTATAGAGCCAGAACTTGAAATTAAAGATAAATTATTTTCCTTGTAATTTCATCGCCTTCTTATGAGCCGCCGAGAAACTCATACCACTTTTTATATCTCTTCGCATCGCAGCCATATGTTTTGCTGAATGATGTTTTGAATGTTCTTTCAATTTTTTTTCCATAGCCGCCGAAAAAACTTTTTTTTTTTCCGTCACTTTCGTCACTTTCGTCACTTTTTTCTTGGAGCTCATTGCTGGTTTGTCAGCCATTTCTGTTCCATAAGCCATATTAATAATATAAAATTAGATTTTATTTTCTCAATTGAATAGTATATGAGCTTTCAACAATTACTTCAAAGTTATTCTCAGGACATCACAGCTAAGGATAATCAAGCAAATGAAGCCAATGAAGAAAACGTAGACAGAAAAGCATCTACCTTACAGGAACAGATGGAGCATCATCTTGAAGCAATTAATTCTGCTTCACAAGATTTAATAGGTGCTTCTGGTGCTTATCATCTCGGTAGAAAGATTTACAACAAATATAAAGGAAAAAGAGCAGACGCATTAGAGAAAGCACAAAAAGCAAAAGCAGAAGCTACTGACCCTAATAAACCTTCTGGTGAAGCAGGTGAAACTTCCAAACCTACTGGTGATGGTAACGCTGACCCTGTTTCTAACGCAGGTGGTGGTAGAAGTGCTGAAAACCCCAGAGCTGGTGACTTCAATGAAAGTTCTGCTTCTGGTGACCCAGTAAGACCTGAACCTACATTAGACCAAAAAGTAGATGATGTTCAAGCAAGATTTAGAGCACTCAAAGAAAGAGTTTCACAACCAGTTGAACCAGAAGCCAGAGAGCCTGTTCCAGCATCAGAGGCTTCTAACACCAGTAATATAGGTGTCCCTAAAAGAGATATGCCTGATAAAGCATTCGGAAAAACAGCAGAGAGATTTCAAAATAGGTCAAATCAAATAGAAGCACAGGCTAATCCAGTTCGTGGAGAAACCGCACCAGATAGACCTGATGAAGCACCTAATAGAAATACTACTGTTAGAGAAACAAATATTGATGAACCACAAAGTTTTAGAAATGTTGTTCCTGGTGAAAGTGACCCATTTTCTGCTCCTCGTAGTTTAGGACAAACATCAGTACAAACAGATTTAAGTAGAGATGTTGGTAGTGGATTAAGAGGTGGATTAGAAGAAGCAGGAGCTAACTCACAAAGATTAGTTGGTGGAGTAGGAGATGGTGTAGGTAATATTGTAAATCAGGTTAAGAATAAAGTTGCTTCAAAGGTAGGTGAAGGATTAGGTGATGATATGGGTTCAATGCTTACCGCCGATAGTGTACTTGATGCTATACCAGTTGTTGGTGAAATTGCTGGTGTAGTAACAGGAATAATGGGATTAGTAGATGGATTAAAGGGTGACCCTTCGGCTAATAGAAATAAGATTGCTGGTTCTGCTGTTGGTGCTTTATCAAGAGGTTCTGCTGGATTAGATGCTACTGCTTTAACACAAGAAGGAGCTTCCGCCAAAGCCACAATGGTATAGTGCGTTTATTATTTTTTTATTTTTTCTTAATATATTACAATGTCGGAAACAAAAGATTACAAAACAAATAACTACTGTCGCCAGTATCAACGTTTGTATTATCAACAAAACAAAGCATCTTGTTTAGAATACCAAAAAAAATACAGAGAAAATCCAGATAATAAAGCAAAGAAAGCCAAATGGATGAAAGAAAATTCACATAAGTATTGGAGAACTTATATGGAAAGACATCCAGAAAGATATAAAGCATCACAAGAGAAATGGAAATTAGATAATGCTGATAAGTGGAATAAGTATATGAAAGATTACAGAAATTCAGCAAAGGGTAAAAAAGTTATGAGATGTGCGAATTGGAAACAAATTGGTATTCTTGATGAAGATTTGGAAAGTGTATACGATGTTTATATCAATGAAACTAATTGTTGGATTTGTGACAAAGAATTCAAAGATAACAGAGATAGACATTTAGACCACGACCACGAAACAGGTGAAATTCGATATATTTGTTGTCGAGATTGTAATATTCAAATACTCGCAAATAAACAAAAAAAAAATGTAACTAAATAATACTATGACTGAAATGTGGGAGCCTATTGACGCTGAAAGTATCTTTATTAAACCTGAACCTGTAAGCGAACCAGAAAATTTAGATTTGATGGTTGTAAGTGATACAGAAGAACCTCCTCCACCACCAAAGAAAAAACGTGTTCTTACAGCAAAACAAAAGGAAGCATTAGCAAAAGGTAGGGAACGAGTAAAAGCAAATAGAGAAGCAAAACTAAAATCAAGTGTTGAACTCAAACAAGAGCAAAGAGCTGAAAAAAAAGAAAAAAAAGCCGTACAACTTTCTATCAAGGAACAACGTCGGATAGATACAAGGAAGAAAAAAGAAGACCAGATAGTAGAAGACTGGGAGAAGAAAAAATATACGACGCTATCATCAATGAACGATATGAACTCATATAATACATTGGAAGCATACCTTGATACTATTAGTAGAGAAGATATTTTAGATAAGAATAGATTAGAAAAAAAGTTAAAAAATATGGTTGGTTATCTACAAAAAAAAATCTCTACCTAAATTAAATGAGTAACGACTATACCGTATATCCATTAAAAATAGACGATGATAAACTTGGTGAAAAAGAAAAAGAAATAATCCCTAATCTTGTACATTTTAATGTTATGTTAGGTAAGATTAGAAGCGGAAAAAGTGTGCTTTTACAAAATTTATATTTATCACCTCGCTTTTTTGGGGAAGACTATCAAGTAAAAATTTTAATATCGCCATCAGTTCATAATGATGTTCAGATGAAACATATGGTCGAACATTTTGATTTTGTATTTGATAGTTATTCAGAAGATTTACTGAATACAATTCTTGATATGATTAAAGGGGACGAAGAAGATAATCGATATCTTTTAGTTCTTGATGATATTATGGGTGATGCTGGATTTATTATGAAAAAGAATGGTAAACAAGATGCTTTTTCCAGTATGATTACAAAGTATAGACATATTGGAAGTGAAACATTAGGAACAGAAGGTAGATTGGCGATATGTTTAACCTGTCAGCGGTATAAATTCTTGACCCCTACAATAAGACAGAATATTCAAGGTTTTCACATTATGGGTAGTTTTCCAGAAAGTGAATTGAAAAAAATCGCAGATGATTATTCATTTATTGGCGGAAGTGAAAAAGAATTTTTAAGAATATTTAATGAAAGTAGAAAAGAACCATTTGACTTTTTATACATTAATGTACCACGACTTGAAGCTTATAGGAATTATAAGGATTTGATATGGAGCAGTGATACTAATATGAAAAAACCTGTAAGTGAAACAAAAACCGAAGAAATTAAAGAAGAAAAAAATGAAAAATAATTTCTAAACATTAGTTATATGTCTGGAACTTTAATCTGTGGAAAAACAACTGGTAATGCTGTTGTACCTGTTCAGGTCAATGCTGATGGTACTCTTGAAATGACTGCTGAAATAGATAGTTCAGCACTTGCGAAAGAAACTACTCTTGATAGTTTTAGAACAGATAACGCATCTAATTTAGGAGTTATAGCAACTACCCTTGATGATGGAACACAAAAGGCGAAATGTATGGGGATTACTGGTGCTGGTCTACCACAACAAATGTTAGTGGAGGCAGATGGGTCGACTATAATTGGTGGAGGCACTGTTAAAACTGCTGTGTCTTCTGTTGATGGAAGCACACAACATTTACAGGTGAATGGTGCTGGTGAGTTGATTACCACAAGTAGTGGTGGAGGTGGAAGCACACAATACGCTGTTGCTACTACTGGAATGGCTACTGGAACTGGAACTCTTATGATAGGAAGTGCTGCTGGGTCTGCGAAAGAGGTTAATGTATCTACTGCTGGTTCTATAAACACAAAAGAAACAGAATTAAAAAATGAAGGCACAACTGGAAATGCTAATCCTGCTGCTGGAACTTCAATGGCACCAGGAACTTATAGTTTGGTTGTTGATATAAGCAATATGAGAGAAGCAAGTATTCTGTATAATGACGCATCAACCGCTTCTTTCGATGGTTTAGATATTGAAGTTAGTGCTGATAGTTCTACATATTATCGATTAGATGGTATATACCCATTCCAAGTTGGAAGTGTAAGGACAGCATATAGGGGTGTTTCATTACACGGATTAACTCATTTAAGATTAAAAAATGTTTCATCAACTGATACATACACCAGCGTTTCTGGGACTGTTGTGGGTTGTCCTTAAACGTAAGCGAAGCAATAGTAACGCCGAAGGCTAAAAAGCGGAAATAGTAGGACACAATACAGCATTAATATTTACATTAATTAATATATCGCCAGTTTCAGCTGGTGGAACATAATTTACTTTAATCACCTTACCAGCAGTTATCAATCCATCAAGGACATAAGATAATTGCTGATAAGCTGTTGTAACTAAAAATTCACCTATACTTGCTTGTATTGTTGTGGATGGGTCAAACTCATATACAATAATCTTTCCACCAGGAGCATAAGCAGCAATATGTATATCTCTAACAATCAACTGTTTTCCTGCTGGAACTTTAAAATAAGCAAAGTGACTTACATTTTCAGTAGCACCCATTTTACCTAATATAGCACCACCACTACCTAAGAAATTTATAGCACCTTCATTATGTGTTAATGAACCTACCGATGATATGGTCATTCGGCTTATAGACATATAGTTAACACCTACTGTTCCTGTTCCTGTATTAATTGTTATGTTTTCAGATTGTTCTACACCAGTATCATCTAATCCAGTAAAACTCATTAATCTCGCACCTGTACCCGCTGGATTGTTATCATTAGTTCCTGTAACTTGAAGTTGAGCATCAAAACCAGTTGTAGTATATTTGTAATCATCGCCTAATCCAATAGTTTCTTCACTTGCTGGAATTGTTCTTTGTATTCCTTGTATATTGATTTTTTTGAAATCAGATTGAATACCACGAACTAAATCAACTTCATAATTATTAGCAAGTCTTATCAAGTTTGTATTATCATCAGTTGTTATTGATGAATTTAAAAAGGTTTGTGTTGAGAACTGTGAAGCAGATGAAAGACTTGTATTAAAGATTATTTCACCAGCAACTCCATCACTATTCACTATTTCAATAGAAAAGTAATTTGATGGAATAGCTAATTTTTTTGAAAAGTTTGTATCTGCTGATACAGTTTTTTCATAATATAGTTGAGCATTTGTATCATTTACACTTTGAAGAGTTGAAAATTTAAGGACGGTATTTTTTGTACATCTTAAATTAAAGTTAATTGTAGTATAGGAATACGCATTAGAAACTAAACTTTTATACCCTTCTGCTGGAAAAGGGCCTGTAATAGAACTACTGTTAAGCCATCGGTAATCTTTGGGTTGGGAATTTAAAGACATATAATATATTTAATATGTTTTATTTTAAAATTAATTTCTTAACATTAATGTATATGAGCCAGCAAGTATCTTCAAAGTTTATTTCACTTGTACCAACTAATGGAACTGAATTCGATTGTAATTTAGGTCAAAAGGTAATTTTCGAGTTACAACCTTCTCTTGGTTTAGTTAAGGGAAGAGATAGTTATTTATGTTTAGATATTCTTAACAGTAGTAGTGACCAGAAGAGATATGGGTTACAACACTCAGCAGGAGCTGATAGTATCATAGACAGAGTTGATATTTATAGTTTAAGAACTGGTCAGCATTTAGAAACAATGGCCAACTATAATCAGGTAATGTCTATGGCGAACCAGTATTTTTTTGAAGACAAAACTAATTTACAGTCTTTACAGGGTGTAGGTGCTGAAACTAACGTCAATAGTGGAGGTAGTCCAACCAAATGTTTAGCCCAAGATATTAACAATAACCAGATTTCACCAGTTGATGCTGCTGGTAATCCTCAGTATAATTTTAGAAGATTTACTGTTCCTCTTAAAACAGGTATTTTCAGATACTGGGATGAAGAACGTCTTTGTAATGTAATGGGTCTTCAAGGATTAAGAATAGAAATCACTCTTGCTTCTCCACAGGAAAGTTGCTTCCAGTTAGAAGCTACTGATGGAACTGCTGGAACTGTTGACTTAGTAACCACTGGTATTACTGTTAATGATTTAGCTGGTGCTGGAACTGTTCTTACTACAACTAATGCTATGACTGTAAATGGTTGTGGTCTTGCTGTCGGTAATCAGGTTGTAACTACTTCAAACGTTGCTGATGGAAATACAACTATTGCTGCTCTTTCTCCTAATGGCGGAGATGCTACTAAATTAGATATTACTCTTACTAATGCTCAGGCGATTTCCACAGGTATTAGAGTTAAAGTAAGAAATGATACCAGAGCTTTAAAGGTCAGACCTGAATTTAAGGTTTTATCTGTTGCTCCTCCTCAAAGTCTTATAAGTGAAATGGGTAATGGTTTCAATTACGAATTCACAAGTTATGACCATTTTGTAGATAGTTTACCTCTTAACGCCAGAAAACATCTTATTGAGTTAAATTCAGTTGCTTCAAGAGCGGTTTGTGTAATGACACAGTTTAGTGATGTAACTAAATTAGGAGGATTAGAAAATTCTTCAAGATATTTTGGTGAAAATCCAGATAACCTCAAACTTAATTCAGTCCAGTATTTCTTAAAGAACAGATTAGTACCTGTAAGAGATTATAATCCACAGGTTACATCTGAAAAGATTGTTGCTATTAATGAATTGATGAAAGCTCTTTCTTCAATCAACAAAGAACCAAAGGATTTAGGAAATTTTGACGGTGCTAATGCTGATAACTACACAAATGTATTCACAATTGGTAGACAGTTGGCTCGTGACCCTTACTATTATGATTTAGGAAACGCCGAAGGTCAGATTAGACTTGGATTTTCAGCCGCCAGAACAAATGATACTCTCTGTGATACCTTTGTATGGAGTAGAAAGATTGCTTCTGTCAGTGATAGTGGCGGTGTTCAAATCATACTTTAAAAAAGTGACGAAGTGACGAAAGTGACGGTTTTTAAAAAACTTTTTAAAAATTTATTTCAAAATTTATTTTCTGTATAAAGAATATAGCCAATGCCTGTCCAGAAAATAAATTTCTCTATACCTGCTATTAACGAACAAGCCACCACAATCAATAGTTCTAACAAACTTGCTGGTGGTTTTTCATTCAACAAAGGAACTGCGAATGTTCGATTTTCTATCTCCGCACAGGATAGAATGATTGATACCAGTGATATGTATCTTACTGGTCAGATTGTTTACGTAGATAGTGCTGGTGACCCAATCCAGAATGCTAACGCTCTCGCCAGAGCTGACTATAACGCTAACAATGGTGCTACCTTAACAAGGTCTTGTAATACTAACATTTCTAACTGGGCGGGTGTCCAGAACGCTGTTAAGAGAATTTTTGTTCAGAGTAAAAAGACTTCTGTTGAAATTGCTCAGCACAATAACTATCCTATGTTTGTAGGATTAAGAGAAGGTTGGACTAAATCTGATGCTGACTATTTAGTATCTCCACTTGCGAGATATCAAGCTGTTGGAAGTCAAGCCAGACACTCAAATAGATGTCAATCTGTTATGAGTAATGCTACAAATGCGAATGGTGGTTCTTTCGGTAACATTACCAACTTTAATGATAAGCACTATGGTAGACCTTTCAGTTTCAAACTTGATACTGCCTTACTTAACAATCTTAAACCTCTTCACTTAGGTAATGATTATTTAGGTGGTCTTATTATCAACCTTGAACTTAATAATGATGCTGGATATTTCTATGAAAGATTTGCTGAGGATGGAGCTAATCACCCATCTGCTTCTGGTACTTTTTACATTATTAAGAATTTAAGATTACAGGGTAGATTTTTAGTCCCAACTCCTGCTGACTTATCTTCATACAGTGCTTCTATGATGCTTAATGATAGAGTTAACCTTGTTAATGATGTTGTTTCATCTGTCAACTCTTGTAAATATACTCCTAACTTATCTGCTGTCAGGTCAATTGTTAACCTTTTCTTAGAACAAGACCAAGAGAACAATGTTAAGAAGAACCAGAGTAACTTCCGTTATCCTTGTGGTTTAAGAGAATATTCACAGAATAAGAATAATATTAGACAGCCAGAAGATTTTGTTGTTCAGGTAACTCCTAATTTACTCACCAAGACTGTTGAAAATGGTATCGGCCCCACTGGCGGTGATAGTTACATTCAGAAGGTCGGTGGTGTCGGTGATGCGGAAGTTAGAAACCGTTTCCAGAGAGCTGTCCTCAACGGTGAATTATCTTCTAAATGTTCCGCTTCATTACAGTTATCTGATAGAGCATATGACGCAGATTATGATAGTACCACAGGAGATGCTAATACTGGTACTCACAATAATACACAGGCTGATTTACTCGGTATCGGTTTAGATTACACACATCACTTCGGTAATACCTCCAACTTTAACAACCAAGATTATGATTTAATCATTAGGTCTGGTGTTCAGTCTGGTGACAGTGATTTACCAACTCAGAGAGCTAATGCTCCTGAAATTATTGAAACTTATGTTAAGAATGTTGCTGGATTTAACTCACAGACATTAGTTAAAACTATAAATTAAAATGTTTGTTAAAGATATATGAAAAAGCAAGAAGTAGAATTAGGCGGAGAAAAATTTAAAATCAAAAAAGGAGCTCTTCACAGACAGTTGAAAGTTCCTCAAAGTTATAAGTTCAATAGAACTGAATTAAACAAGATAAATAAAACAGAATTAGGTAAGTCATTTGATTTCAACGGTAAATCTTTTAAAATGACTAATTTAATGAGAGATAGAGTTACTTTGGCTCTGAATTTGATGCGTCGTAAGTGAATTTAAATTTATTAGAAGTTTTAATCATCGCATCTACGTATTCATCACCGTTTTCCATATTTTTTATTAATTCTCTGATGAAGTATAAAGGTTTTGTTTTAGATTGCTCCATAACATTCCCCTTGCCTACTGGACAGAGTTTTGATTTCAATATAATATTAACATATCGCACACTCTTTTTTTTATCCATTGCTCTTTAAGTATATGAATTATATTTAATTTAACTTTAAATCGAATATAAATCATAATCAAAAATCCTTTAAAATGAGAGGAGAGTTTAGGATTAATGAAAATGAATTAACTGTTTCAAATGCCAGTATGAAAAAGTAAAAATGGTAGGTAAAAAACTTAGAAATATGGCGGTTTTTAGTCTTTTACCTACAAATAATATAAATATTTTTTTTTTTAAGTGATTTTATTAAATAACAGTTACTTCATCCACACAATTTTCCAATAGTCCCTTAATCAATGAAAATGGAACTCGATATCTTTCGTGACGGTTTTTACCTCCACCTTGTTTTTGAACTTCTGTAATATGTTTCGCCACTCTCTTTCTACAATCTGCGTTTCCAAGATTGTTCTGGTGGACTTTCATTCCATTTTTTTTTATTATGAACCCACATTCACCGTCACACTTCTTCGGTTCAAATCCTTTTATGTTAGTCCAAAACCTTGTTCTCTTTTTGTAGGGTAATCCATACATACAATAATCAACGTCATAGTAATCAAGTTCTGTAATATAATC